ATTGTTCTGTTGATTGTTCTGTTGATTGTTCTGTTGATTGTTCTGTTGATTGTTCTGTTGATTGTTCTGTTGATTGTTCTGTTGATTGTTCTGTTGATTGTTCTGTTGATGAAGTTTCTACATCAACAATTGCTTCTACATCTTTATTATTAAATAGCGATGTTTTTCTATTCTCAAATACGATGTCTTTATCATTCATATTCTTTTTATATTCTTTCATTAAAGTATTTAGTTGTGTTTCTGCATATTCTTGATTCTCTAAACATTCAGGGTTCGGAGACCACGGGCACCAACATCCAACTTGTGCAATATAAATGTTGAATTTATTATCAATCCTCTTGATAAATTCGCTACGATTTTTTGCTTCTTCTAAAGAATCAAAAACACCTCTTACTTTAATACCTCTAATAGAAGTAATAAAATTATTATCTCTATGAAATGATGATTCGAGATCATGATTATTTATAGATTTAAAAAATCCATATTGTTCGCTCATATCTTTGGGATTGAAAATATATGAATTATTCTCTTTAATTGACTCCACAAAATCTTTTGAATCACTATATTTAGATAAAATACCATCTAATAGAGTTGTCATATCATTACTAAACTTAGTAATAAATTGATTAAACATATACGCCTCCTTATTTACTAAGACATCTTCAGGACTTAAGAAAGAAAGAAGAACATAGTTTTGTCCTCTAATTGGTTTATCTTCGTCGAGATAATCTACTTCCTTTACACTTGTTACATTAGTACTTTCTACAACTGACATTTCAATATCTTTTCTAATAATAATATATATTATAAATCTTATATATTTTTATAATTAATTGTATAGCGTTTTTGGAAAGATGATTTATTATTATTTATAAAAAAATTTTATATTATAATAATAGTATAATTAGTATAATAAATGGAATATTCTGTAGATTTTTGGGATGTTATCATAAGACTTCTTAAGTATGCATTTGAAGGTCTTATAGTTGCATTTGTTGCACTTATATTACCTAATAATAAGTTAGATTGGAGTGAAATATTGATGTTAGCATTAACAGCGGCATGTACCTTCTCTGTTCTAGACTTATTATCTCCTACTGTTTCATCTGGTGCGAGACAAGGTGTAGGTTTAGGTGCCGGTTTTAGATTAGTAGGATTTCCTAACGGGTTTTAATAATTAAATAATATTATAATGAAGGTATTATTTCGTAATTAAGTTCTAAGCATATTTTTTTCCATATTTGGTCTTGAATATATAGTTTTTCTCTACTTTTCAATAGCGGAAAATATTTAAGATATTCATGTAAACCCAATATTTGAAAAAATTTATATAATACATAACTATATGATAAAAAGTTTTTTCTATCTTTAGGACAATGTTTTAAAAATGGCGCTTGAATATTTCTAAACATATTGCATAATTTATCTTCAAGTTCTTGACTAAATTGAGGTGTAGGTATTCCATTAATTCTATTAATAATATAATTAATATGTTCATAATATTTATTTATTCTTAGGCGTTTGAGAATATCTCTCATTTTATTATAGGTTATTGATTTAGTATCAACAATTTTTTCTTTCTTTATTTCAGTTAAAATTTTTTCAAATATTTCATCTGGAATATCTGTACTTTCCTTGCCCTGCACTTGATTACACCATTCTCTAAAATGATTAATACGCTTATAACTGAAATGCGAAGTATCTTTCGTATTTTGTTTTAATATAGGTCTGTTTTGCTCAACAAGAAGTAATTCTTGATAACCGCATTTATCACAAATAATTATAGCGTCATGTTGTAAACAGGTCATTTGATTTTTACAATTTTTACATATTTCTATATCTTCCTCTTCAACATTTCTAACATATTTTTTATTTATAATAGACATGTATTTATCAACTAAGGAACTTTTATCTATTACATTATCTTTTGTACTATTAGAATATTCATTTGTATTATTATTAATATTATTTACATCATTAATATTATTTATATCATTAATATTATTTACATTATTATAGTTGCTTTGCTTATTATCGCTAATTAAACAATTATCTATATTTAAATTATTAAGAGCATCTAATACATTTATTGTTGTTGCGGAGACGGATGAACGTTTTTTTTTTGAATCATTTTTATATATCTTAGGTTGCCTACTTAACAATTCGCTAGAAGATATACATATACCATTAGATATGGATGCATGTGTATTACTTATATTGGACTGTTTTTCAACTGTGTCATAATATTGAAATAATATATAACTTGTATTATTATAATATTCGACTTCGCTATATGTTTCTAATTCTTTAATATTATTTTTAAGTTCAATAATTTTCTCTCTTATAATAATATTGCTACTCCATAAATTATTTATATACTCCTTATCGCATATATTTTTAGACAATTCAATATTTTCTATAATAAGATTTGATTGCATTTCAAAATCATCCAATAATATCTTATAAATTTCTTTGTCCTTATTTGTAAGTTCAAATTTTTTTATAATATTATTATGCATTGCATCTAATGTAAAAACATCATTATTGTCAGAATTATATTTTTTTTTTGATGATTTTTCTTTGAACATCTTATAATAGATTTATTAATATTAATTTTTATATAATAAATATAATACATACATTTAATTGATATTTTTTTCTCCTCTAATAGTATAAAGAATATAGCGTAAATGGGTGGTGGTCTTCTTCAATTAGTAGCATATGGAGCACAGGATGTTTATTTAACTGGTAATCCTCAAATTACCTTCTTCAAGGTTGTGTATCGTCGTCATACTAATTTCGCAGTTGAAGCAATTCAACAAACATTTAATGGAACTCCTGGTTATGGGAATACAGTAACTTGTCAAATATCGCGTAACGGTGATTTAATTAATCGTGTATATCTTCAAGTAAAATTACCAAAAATACAAGGTGAATCGGGTGTGACAACTACTTTAACTACCGGACCAAGATATGTAAATTATATAGGGTTACGCCTTATAAAATCAGTTACAATTGAAATTGGCGGACAACAAATAGATAAACACTATTCAGATTGGTTATATATATGGAATGAACTTTCTTTACCTAGAGGCAAAAAATATGGTTATGATACTATGGTTGGAGCAGACAAAGATTTAACATGGGTAAAAGATACTAATCTTTATATCCCATTAGAATTCTGGTTTTGTCGTAATGTTGGTCTTGCTCTTCCATTAATCGCCCTTCAATATCATGAAGTAAAAATCAATATTCAATTTGAATCAAAAGAGAATTGTTTTGTAGGTGTTGATGAACTTAATGGACAAACTGTAGAAACTGTTGGTTCTTCTATAACCGGTTATAGTAGTCTCCCTGCGATTACGGAAGCCGCTTTATGGGTTGATTATATTTTCCTTGATACCGATGAGCGTCGTCGCTTTGCTCAATTATCTCATGAATATTTAATTGAGCAATTACAATTTACAGGAACAGAAACTCTCAGCGCTTCTAAAGCTACTTCAGTAACTAATAATCGTATTAAACTTAATTTTAATCACCCTTGTAAAGAATTAGTTTGGGTTGCAAAACCATCAAATTACGTCAAGAAATCAACATGGTATAATTATACTGATACAGATAATATTGATGCATCGGTTTCACTTATTAATGCATTAAATTTAAATACAAGCACAAGCAATACAGTTTTTAGTACTTCCAATTATATGATTGGTATTAACCCTGATCCTTTTGCTTCTACCCCTGCTAGTTCACCATTCCAAGATGCTATACTGCAATTAAATGGTAACGATCGCTTTAGTGTTCGTGAAGCTACATATTTCTCATATGTTCAACCATATCAACATCATACTAATATACCAACAAATCCAGGTATTCATGTTTATTCATTTGCACTTAAACCAGAAGAACATCAACCAAGTGGAACTTTAAATATGTCTCGTATTGATACTGCAACACTTATGCTCAACGTTAAAAAAGATGTTAAAAATAATGCTAATCCATCTGCACAAGCAGAATTTAGTGGAATTAATATATATGCTGTAAATTATAATGTTCTACGTATATTATCAGGGATGGGTGGTTTAGCATATTCCAATTAATATTATATTTGGCAATTTATATATATTATAATAGTTAAATATTAATACGTGTATTAATCCTTTTTTTTTTCTCCTCTAATAGTATAAAGAATATAGCGTAAATGGGTGGTGGTCTTCTTCAATTAGTAGCATATGGAGCACAGGATGTTTATTTAACAGGTAATCCTCAAATTACCTTTTTCAAAGTTGTATATCGTCGCCATACTAACTTTGCAATTGAGGCAATCGCTCAAACTTTTAATGGAACCCCTGCATATGGTAATCGCGTTACATGTCAAATATCACGTAATGGTGATTTAATTCATCGCATGTATTTATCACTTCTAATTAATGATAATAAATCATTATGTGCAGGATATGGATTACGTATAATTAATAATGTTGAAATAGAGATTGGTGGTCAAAAAATAGATAAACATTATTCTGATTGGTTATACATATGGAATGAACTTTCTTTACCTAAATCTAAACGGGATGGTTATAATAAAATGGTAGGAATGTCAGGCGGTTCTATGTTAGATAGAACATTATATATTCCGTTAGAGTTTTGGTTCTGCAGAAATGTTGGTCTTGCTCTTCCATTAATTGCACTTCAATATCATGAAGTTAAAATAAACATTCAATTTGAAACTGGTGCTAATTGTGGCGGAGCAGAAGTATTAAATTCTTTCCCGACAGCTACTTTATGGGTTGACTATATATTTCTTGATACCGATGAACGTCGACGATTTGCACAATTATCACATGAATATTTAATTGAACAACTACAATTTACGGGTTCTGAAATGGTTCCAACTTCGCAAACAGGAGGAAATCTAAAAGCAAAACTTACATTTAATCATCCTTGCAAAGAACTTGTATGGTTTATTAAGAAAAATGGTACTGGGGCATATATTAATAATAATAATTGGTTTAATTATACCGGTTATGCGGCAAATACAGGAACTATTACTTCTCTACCCTATAAATATAATACGGGTTCACATTCTCTACGTGATTCACCAAATACTGGTGCTACAACTTCAAATATGGTTAAAAAAGCGAAACTTACACTTAATGGCAATGAACGTTTTTCCGAGCGCACAGGAACATACTTTAATTTAGTTCAACCTTATCAACATCACGAAAATATACCAACTAATGCAGGTATTAATGTTTACTCATTCGCTCTTAAACCTGAAGAGCATCAACCGAGTGGAACTTTGAATATGTCTCGTATAGATACTGCGACTCTAAATATTGATTATGCTAGTGTACCTAGTGATAATAATGCAACATTAAATGTATATGCAGTTAATTATAATGTATTACGTATTCTATCTGGAATGGGTGGTCTCGCTTATTCAAATTAATATAATCTTATCAAATTATATTTGTTAAATTACGTATTAGTGATAAATGAATTATAAAGCCTTTTTTTTTTCTCCTCTAATAGTATAAAGAATATAGCGTAAATGGGTGGTGGTCTTCTTCAATTAGTAGCTTATGGGGCACAGGATGTTTATTTAACAGGTAATCCTCAAATTACCTTTTTTAAGGTTGTATACCGTCGTCATACTAACTTTGCGATTGAAGCTATTCAGCAAACTGCTACAGGTAGTTCTACTTTCGGATCTCGTGCAAGTTTTCAAATAACTCGTAATGGTGATTTAATTCATCGTGTATATTTTACTGGTATACTTACAAATAACCACGGTACAAATGCAGCAGCGCTTGTTCCAAACTTTGGACAAAAATTATTAAAAACTATTGAACTCGAAATAGGTGGCCAAAGAATTGATAAGCATTATTCTGAATGGTTATATATATGGAATGAACTTTCACTTCCTGTCGGAAAACGTGAAGGGTATAATGCCATGGTAGGTGCGAATCCTTATAATGTATGCACACGACTAGATTCTGGAAAATCTTATGAACTATATGTTCCTCTTGAGTTCTGGTTCTGTCGTAATGTAGGTCTTGCACTACCTTTAATCGCTTTACAATATCATGAAGTTAAAATTAATATTGAATATGAGTCTTTGTCTAATATGACAGATACTAATGCATCTAATTGGACATATGAAGAAGATATTAAAGCGAATGGTCTTGATAATAATAAGACAGGTTTATCCAGTACAAATATTACTTTAAGTGATGCAAATTTATGGGTTGATTATATTTTCCTTGATACTGATGAACGCCGTCGTTTTGCTCAACTATCTCACGAATATTTAATTGAGCAACTTCAATTCACCGGTACAGAATCTATTGATCAATCATCAAGTGTTGATAATATGAGAGCGGTAAGAATGAATTTTAATCATCCCTGCAAAGAATTAATATGGACTGTTAAATCTACGGAAACAAGTGTATATTGGAATAATTTCTCATCTGCAAAAAATAATCTAGGAGTAATTGGTAAAGGTAATGATTATCTTGACTCTGCGAATCCTGTAAATAACGCAAAAATAATGCTTAATGGAAATGATCGCTTCGCAACTCGCAAAGGCGAATATTTCTCTCTAGTACAACCATATCAACATCATGAAATTACACCTGATAAATTCCATGAAGGAATTAATGTTTATTCATTCGCTATTAAACCAGAAGAGCATCAACCAAGTGGAACTCTTAATATGTCTCGTATTGATACCGCTGTATTATCTATTTCATCCGCTCTAAAAGGAAATATAAGTATATACGCTGTTAATTATAATGTTTTACGTATTCTTTCTGGTATGGGTGGTCTTGCATATTCAAATTAATTTATATTGCAAACATTTATATTATAATTTTAAATTATTTTTTAGCAATCATAAAAAACTTATAATTAGTATAAAAATAAATTATTAATTTATATATTAAGTATAATTTAATATACGATTTATTATATATGTGATATCTCCTGTGTCGTCTTCTTTTTTATCTGGATTATTAAACCCATGTAGATTAAAAAATTTATCAAGAAAATGTATTAAATTTCGCTCAATTTTACCTGTATCTTTGCTTTGTAAACTTCCTTTTATTTTTTTTAATTTTTTTAAAAACTTTGAAAAAGATACTATCATAAATAAATCATCAATATTATCTATTTCATTATATTCAAAAATTTTTTCAAATTTTTTTATATTATTATTGCATATATATAAATACTTATTATATAATCTTATTAATATATCAAAATTATTGAGAGATCTTCTTATTTTTTCTTTTTTATCCCCTTTCAATATTTCAAATATTAAAAGAAAATATTTTAATATTTTCTTAGCGCAAGTCAATACTTTGAATGGTGGTATATTTTTAAATTTTGTCATTTCGTTTAATATTTCCTTAAGTATGGTCTTTTTATAATTATTTATTGCTAGATCAATATTATTAATTAATTCTGATATATTTTTTTTATTTTTTATTTTATTATATTCTGCTTCTAATTTAACACGTGCAATTTTTAAATTATCTTCTTCAGTCCCACTATCACTTAATTTATTAAAGATACCATACAATTTTTGTGCAATTATTAAAAATTTTTCATGATCATTACCTTGCTTATCTTCGAATTTGCTTACTAATACAAGATTAGTTAATTCTGAGAATAATTCATTTTTAGAATCTGCATCATTTACTTCTTTATCATTTTCTTCTTCATCATTTTCTTTAGTTTTTTCTTTATCTTTATTCGCTTTTTCTTTCATAATTTTTAACTGTTGTATTAATGAATTAAATTCAATATAATTAATTAAATCATCTAATAAACTTTCTCCAATTTCACATTTACTCTTTTTAATATTTTCTAATATATTTAATAATTCTTTAGTTCCACTATTTTCATTTGTTTTTAAATTATTGTTTAATTCACTTATATTATCAATACAGGTTATCTTATCATAATTATTACCCTTAATATATTGTAAAGATAAATAGCGTATGTTATCATTCATTTACTTTCTATAGTATCCTCTAAAATAATTAGAGATATATATTAAAATTTTGTCGCTATTATACTTGTAAATAACCATATAAACATAGTAAATAATGATAATGATTTGGATAATTGCTTTCTCTCCTCATAATTAAGTATCCTAATCATTTCATTATGTTCATCATCATTAAATTCTGTCTTATTTTTAATATTTAATATTATAGGAATTATTATTAATATCAATATTAATGAAGTATGAATTAGTAACCTAGATACCCCATTCGTCCCCATATAAAAATAGTAAAATAAGGTGCGAATACTATTCATAATCCCATTAAAATTCATATATTTTACATCAAAACTATTATCAATATTAATAAATAAAACAATAAACCAAAAAATTAATATATATATAACAGCGTAATATATAAATCCTTCATAAAATGTTTTTATAATATTAATATCAATACACCATTGAACCATAATTACAGTTATATATCTAATAAAAAATGTTGCTATGATAAATATTATTCTATCATCAAATTTTAATTCTAATTCTTCTAATGGATTTTTAGGGTCATTCTCAAAAGTATTTATTTTTCGTATAATATCTTCATCATCTCTCTTGTCTTTATTTTTTGAATAATAATTATCAATATCTAAAGATATTTTTCCTATATCATTAGTATCGTCTTCAAATAATGGCGAGTTTTCCTTTAAAACTTTAAGTTCATTTAAATCAGTATCTTTTAATTTTTTGTATTTTTGCATATCTAAATATTTTGTTTTCAAATCATCATTTGAAACACCACCAACTTTTCTTTTCAATATTTTTGTTGCAATATCGATTGTTGGTTTTACTGTTTTATTTAAAGTATTTTGAACTTTCCCATGTATATCTTTTATTTTTTTAATAATATCTATAGCGGGTTTTATTGTTTTATTTAATGTTTTATTTAATATATTTGAAACTCTTGTTCCATCCTCTTTATTAATAAGTTCATCTTGTTTTTCAATTTCTAATTCTATTTTATTTAGCATTTTAATAATTTTTTCTAATTCTTCCATTTTTATATTTAATTCTTCTACGGATGATTGTGATGATTCATCTGTCCCGCCTAATATATATGATCCACCTAATTTACTTTTTCCATCTAATTCATCTCTATTTGACGTATGATCGAGTTTTTTTACATCTCCTAATAGACCTTTTATTAAATTATTATATTTATATGAGTCTTTTTTATCAGATTTTTCTAAAAAACCATTTTCCTTAAGTAACCTAGCATAATTAGATATATATTTTATTATATTTTTTTCTTTTTTTTTTAAGTTTTTTATATTATAATATTTTTTTAATAAATTATATAAAGTATCAGGGTCTTTTTTATATATATATATTAAATTTTTATAATATTCATATCTCTTTACATCGAAGTTTTGCAAATTAATATCGCTAATTATATTAGTATCAAACTCAGTATCTTCTTCACTATTAACATTATTAACCTTATTGAATATCATATTATAATTATAAATTGATTTTTCATTTTCATTTTCATTTTCACTATTCATTATTATACTTCCTTATTCGTATTATAGATAATAAATTTAATTAATCTACATTAAGTATATAAATCATTTTCCAAATTATCGCTATTAATACAGTTAACATCGTTATAAATAATAGAATATATGAATATATATCTCTATAATAGTAATATAATATATTGAATATATGTATTATAATAATAAACCATAATATACATACTAAAACAGTAATAGTATTTACATTGTAAGCATTAAATATTGATTTGGGATTATTTAATTTTTCTTTTAAACAAAATTCTAAATATTTTTTTAAGTCATTATCACTAATATAAATTGTATTTGATGGATTTGGAAGTTGATTATAATCAAAAAATATTCTCTTATAATCATCATCTGAAAACAAATCACCTTTAGATAATCTATCTAAGTTAATTTCGTAATTTTTATAATTAAAAGGTATATATGATGCTGGAAGTAATTCTAAAGGTATTATTCCAAAAATATCAAAATAATTTCCATTATTTTCATAATCTATTTTTTTTTCAGGTATTACTTTATATGGTTGAAAAAATTTACTATATAATATTTTAATCCTATCAGTATTTTCTTCGCTTTTATTTACATTTTTATATTCCAACATATGCACATCTGAATGTAAAAATTCTCTCATTTTACCAATCATATCATAATTATCATTATCAATACTTTCATTAGTTCCTCCATTAGTATCTGTTGCAGGTATCATAATAAATATATCTATATTTAATAGTTAAAAAGATTATTTATTATGTATTATTTTTTTTAATTATTAAATAATAATATAGTATTAATATTAACATATTAAATATATATGTGCTTCCAAAATCAAATGTAGATATATTATTTGCAATATTTAAAATTTCTTCTTCATCATCACAAGGATCTGGAGTATCAATTTTGTCTATGCTATCACGAAATATATATTGTGCGCTCTTATTTTCATTATTAAATATCTTATTATCATCATTAATTTTATTATTAATACTCTTAATAATATTTTCTAAATAATTATTATTATTAGAAGATATGTTAATATATTTTGCTTCCAAATAATTATATATATATGTTAAATTTTTGTAATCGCTATATTTTTCATCATCAATTATAAGTGTTTGTGTTGTGGATGTTTTAAAAGTATCATTAATATCGTCATAAGTATCTTTGTATAATGTATTTGAAATTAATTTATATAAATTATATGTTTTTTTTTCATATATTATCTTTCGTTTTTCTTCATCCTTTTCATTATTATATTCAATACGATTATAATTTATATGTCCTAAAATTAATAAATATTTAGCAATTATTTTAATTAAATTATTGTCACGTTTTTTTTCAATTTCTGATTCTTGAATTTGTAAATTGTCTTCAATATTATCAGTTAATATATTTGGGAATATGCTTTCTATTTTATCAGTATATTTTTTATCATCATCGTCTGATGTTTTAATAAATTCTTCAACCTCCTTATATGTAGTTAATTTTAATATGAACTTATAAGGTATTATTTTATTATTATATTTATAAAATTTGAATTTTTTATAAATATCTATATTAATTTCTTTATGCTTGTTATCACGATTATTATAATATACTAAATTATTATTAAACTTATTTTCTTCAAATAAATCAAAACATTTCCTTATTATACTAAAAATCTTCTTAACATTATCTTTTGTAATAATATCCTGAAAGTATTTTTCAATATGTTCTTGTTCTGTGATATCAATCTGTCTAGAAAGAAAAATATGTGTGAATATGTTGTATAATGCTGTTGCATTATCATTATTATATACTTTGTCATATATATTGCTAAATCTCTCTTTATAATATTCTCTAAATTCATTATCATTATTTAAAATATTATGATTCATATTAGCAAAGTTTAACCTACTTGATTTTATTTTATTAATATCATAATATTTAGCATTATCTTTGCTTTCATTAATAGGTTTAGATGCTGTAGAATTTGCTTTTGCTAAAATATTCGCATTTTCTGATATTTTTAAAGCATTTAATGCTTTTGACTTCGCATTTTTTGCAAATTTTCTAGCGGTAACTATAATAGATGGTACTAGTTGTGCTGTTGTAATTTTAGCTAATTCAGTTGAAATATTAGATAATTCAGTTTTGACTTCATTACATGCGATCGATGCATTAGAGAATGATGTATATGCTTTATCTGTTTTTAAAATTGCATTATCAACTGCTATATTTGCATCTGAAATATTTTTTAAAAGTGTAACTTTATTAATATTTACTATATCTATATTAATATAATCAAATACCTTATTAACAACATCAACTAAATTTTTTGATGCGTCTAAAGCTTCCATAGCATAAACATTTATAGATTTGTCATCATTTAATTTAATGTATCCACATAATATTGAATTAAATACATTTGAAATAATATAATGCTGTATGTAATTTTTATTACCTTTAATTATTTTGTTATCATAAAGTCTAATATATGGTGTTACAATATTATTTAATTTATTTAATGATCTTTTATAACTACTATCTAGACATTTATAAACAACATATTTATTAAACCAAGTATTAAAACATATAAATATTAATATATATATGATTAAAATTACAAAAGTAATTAATGGTTGTAATATATCATATATACTAAATATTCCACCATCTATCGGTAATATTTTCCAAAATATAATTGATACTATAAATATAAATAATATAACTAATATTAAAATTTTAAATATATTAGGATTATAATAACCTCCAAATAGTATTTTAGGTGTAAAATAAACATAATCCCATAAAAATTGTGGTAATCCATACATTCCATTTATATATTTTTCACTAATACCCCAATATTTTTCATAAAATAAATTAGGGTTGTTATATGATATATCTGCAGTATATATATAATCATCATTATAACTATTTTCATTTGTCATATGATCTATTTCATCATAATTAACTGGTAATTTTACTTTTGCATCAAATATTAAAGATAGTTCAGATATTTCAGATTGCATATAATTATCACTGGAATTTGTTTTTATAAATTCTGAAAGATTATCAGCAAAATTTGAAAGAAGTTTATCTTTGTATATTTTATTTATATCATTAAAATTTTGCTTATTAAATTTTATTTTTGATAATTCACTAAATATATTCAAAATATTAATTAAATATTCAATATTATCTTTTGTTATTTTTTTATATGTGCCATTATCTATATTAGTAGATAATTTTACAATATCTAATTTAATTGCTTCTAAATCAATTGTCTCATTTGGTGGATCTTTTAAAAATATTGTTAACTTATCATTATATTCTGCTATTTCATATTTTAATGAATTGTTAAGAGAAAATAATAATTCTTTAGTTTTTAAAATTGGTTTTGTATTATTCTTAAAAGATAATACAATACTTAATAAATTTAATAATATTATAAATGATAACATAAAACATAATAATATAAAATAACTATTATTATCTTTTTTATTCTTTCTAAGTAAAAATATTGCAATTGCAAGAAGACAAAACGATATTACAATAAATGTGCGAAAATAAGCACTTTTATCAATATACTTAAAAAAGTTTGAGTATCCTGCGCTATCATGTGGAACATATCTAAGTATTATTATCACAAGTAGAATAGTTAATAATAACAAATGTATCAAATTAACAAAATTATTTTGAAGATCTAATATTTTATCAAATAAAATATAATAATAATAGATAAATAAAAATATTGATATTATGAATGTATATATAATATAAGTCTTTGAATTAAATATGTCGTTTGGAAGTAATAAATTATAACTATTTTTTGCAATATTATATCTATCTGTTTCTGCTTCACAATAGATATTATTACATTTCAGTTCCATTATTATTTTTGACAGATCTTTGATATAATTAAAATTTAGAAGGAACATAGATATATTTCTCATCTCATTTAAATATA